ACATGTTCCAGAATGCCGAACGATTTAACCGTGAAGTAACTGCGTTAGCTGCCTTCCGTTTAGAGTACAACCGCTCTAAAGATTACGCTAAAGCAATGCAAGCCGCAAACAATACGGTAGTAGAGACCCAAGGTGATTATTCTGACGTAGGTACCGCTCGTGTATTTAAGCATCCAGCTGCCAAAGTATTGCTGATGTTTAAGAAGTTTATGCAGATGATGATCTATATGTATAGCCGCAACCTGCAGATTATGATGCAAAAGGGCTTTACTCCTGAAGAGAAACGGATTGCCCGCAACCGTTTAACAGGTCTGTTAGCTGCATCTGCTATGACTTCAGGTGTTACAGGCATGCCGTTCTACTGGATTGCCGAGACAATTATGAATGCTATCGGTGATGACGACGACCCATACTACGATTTCACCACCAGCTTACGTGAGACCATGCCAGAGTTTATTGTGTCGGGTATCCCATCAGCCTTAACTCAAGGCAACATTGCTTCCCGTACTGGATTTAGAGATATGCCATTGATAGGCTTTATGCCTGGAGTTGGTTCGGGTGCATCAAAATCAAGCGATGCCGAAGGCGTAATTATGGATACCCTCAAAGTTGCTACGGGTCCTGTAGGTGGCTTGTTCCTAAACATTGGTCGGGGTGTTGACCAAATTAACGACGGTAAAGTCTATCGTGGTCTTGAAACAATGTCTCCATCACAAATCAAAAACTTTATGAAAGCGTATCGTTTCGTAGATGAGGGCACGGCTACTACACTACGTGGCGATCCGTTGGGAGAAGTTACCACTTATGACGCAGCTATGCAGGCACTGGGATTTGCACCTCTACCTATTGCAACGCAGCAAGAGAAGAACAATGCTGTAGTTAAGATTCAAACCGAAGCGATGCGTTCTAAGCAACGAGCCTATGCGTTAATTAACTTGGCTCAAGATTCTAATGACTCAGAAGGGTTTGACGACGCACTAAAACTTGTTGATGAGCATAACAAGAGATTCCCAGGCTTTGAGATTAAGCCAGACCAACTTATTAGTTCCTTAGAGAAGCACGCCAAGCGGTCGGCTGAGATGCTTAACGGTGTGTACATTGAGAAGGGCTTGCGTCCTTACCTCAACAAAATCGCAGACTGAAAAAAACCCCGCTTTTGAGGGCGGGGTCTAAAGTCACTTCTCACGAAAGGAAAACACTATGAGATGTCTGCTGAACAATCTCGCCCTCATATTAACATAAAGTCCATATTCTGACCCCCAAAACGCCGTTTTCTATGCGGGTTCTGAGGATAAACTCAGGTATCTTATGGTACTTAAGTTCGGTAGATAGGGCGTTTTTAGCCCACTCTGTGTCTAGACACGGCACAAATAAGGACGAAGGGCTACGTCTTCTAAGCCCTTCCCAATCAATTTCGTACCTAGCTCCGTCTAATACTAATACGTCCATTTCTTGATAGGTCCGTAGTCAGGGTGCTGGGCTACGTTATTTTCACCATACGTATGTATGTTGTAGCCAAGAGAGTGCATATAATCCAACAACTCCATACGCCTTTCCTTATACCAAGTTTTCCATGTCCAGGCTTCAAATATCACAGGTGGGAAGTTGTTGTCAGATAACGTCTTAGAAGCGCCGCGGAGTACTGCTAACTCCATACCTTCTACGTCTATCTTAATAAGCCGTATATTGGGTATCTCTAAACCATCTAGGGTTATCATCTCCACCCGCTCCGTATTGCCTATGGTGTTGCATTCGTACTGATTCATACGAACTTCTAGGTCTAAACTAAACGCACCGATGTTGGGTTCTTTCAAATAATCAGGCATGCCAATGGACACCACACCTGGTTTGTCCGACACTGCTAAAGGATAAGCTGCTGTATTTGCTAGAGAATTTAAGATTATGTTCCCGCAAAGCTGGTAATAAATCACCCGCTGCGGTTCAAAACAAAGATAGGTATGTTGTGGGAACTTCTTAGCAAGCGGTATCGTGTAGCTTCCCATATTAGCCCCAATGTCTAGGATAAACCCTGGCTCTTTCCCGCTTATTAAATGCTTGGAGAACTCCTGAAGTTCAGGCTCGTACCCCCCTGTACGCACCCCGTTACTAACAATGTCGGGCTTATCAAAGACAATATATTGGAGTTTGCCATCCCCTACTACATAGGCTCTAGGTAGACTCATTTGAGGTTGCCCCCTGCTTTGATGATGTCGCCACCAAAGATGTACGTGCCTACGTGTTGTAGCTTAATGAATGGATTAGCGTGTACTTTACCCCCGTGCTTACGCCATAGTTCACAGAAATGATAATCCTCAGACAGCATACATCCCGAATCGTCAATACTTAGACCAAAGAACTCGCTAGTTAAAGGCTTGACGTACTCTCCGTTTACCTTATGGGTCGAGGTGCGATATTCAGGGACATGGGGTGCTAACTTCTCAAATACCCCCCGTTTAATCATCATAAACCCTGTACCCCCGTGCCTGACTTCCACCATACCAGTCGAGTCGGTCTCAATAACTTCTCCTTGCTCTGCAGCAAAATTAAGTACAAAGGCACCAGCGTAGTCCTGTAGATTTGTTTTACCTTCCTTGGCAGCTTGCTCAACCTTAGCCCAGTCGACTTCTTTCTTAGGATAGATACCGCAGGCTATGTCTTTGTCTGCGTTTATTAAGGTTACTAAGTCTTGCCCCTCGAAGTGAATGTCTGCATCAATAAACATTAGGTGCGTGAGTTCAGGTTTACTTAAAAAGATACGCACAAGTTCGTTGCGACCACGAGTAATAAGGCTCTCGTTGCCAATCTGGGTAAAGTAGGTTGGCACACCAATGCGTTGGAGTGCGTTAATCGCTGTTAGGACCCCTACTAAGAAGTGACCCGTGCACATACCCCCGTACATAGGGGTGGCAATCATTATCTTGCGTTGTTCTTTAGGTGGTTCAATTGGTTTTACGTCTACTGGTTCCATGTGTTTTCCTTAGTTAGCAACGACCATCGTCGTCTTTGTCATCAAAAAAGTGATGACTCTTAAGCTTTCGTTCTTTAATAATCTTCTTGACCTTCTTCATGGCTCTTTCTTCTATCTGAGAGACATGCGCCCTACTCATACCAAGAGCATCAGCAATTTCTTGTTGAGTCATGTTTCGCTCAGAAGATTTTTTATTGCCTGCCATTTACTCTATGCTTTCGTCGTTCTTGTTTTTGATGATATATTCCACTTTTTTTCTCCGTCAATCCCAATGCTTCAGTTAGTGCATCTCGTTCTTCCCTGTATTGTTTAAGCGTTACCCCCATGTAACGAGCAACTTTACGCTCACTTAAATAGACAAGTTGTTCTAGGTTTAGTGTTTGCCTTTTCACCATTTCTCCGACAGTAGTTGTTCCATTTGCCTACGTAGTTTAAAGGTTTCCATTTCTAGTTCTTTAATCCTATCTTGTAGCAGGTGTAGTTGATTGCGTAACATTTCTTCTCGGTTCTCCTGTTCTATAAAATCTGCTAAGGTTTTAACACTAGCACCGCTATTCACAATATGTGGGGGCGATGAGTTCTCTCTATCTTCAGTCGTAAAGGTGGTCATGTTTTAATCTCCTCAAAGTTATAAAACCATTCATCCTTAGCACTCCACTTAGCGTGGTTCTCAACACTATATACCTCAGTAGGTATGCGAAAGTCAGGTGTTTTTAAAACTGCTGGCACTAGTGATACATCGTACCAAAGGCATCGGTTATTAGGTTGGCAGGCAAATTGTCCGTTATCCAGCTTAATAAAGTTGTACGACTTATGCTCCTCAACGCCTTCTGAAAAGCTAGTATCTATACGATTGGTATCAGGGCTGGCAAAGTCAATGGTGAACAGGTAATTGCCAAAGTGAAACTGCTTGTCCTTACCAAAGAACTTAACCTTTAAACCCCGCAGATTAGACTTCTCAATCACCGCCATATCATATGACAGGCAGTCCCATATTTGTAGGTGGTCTAAAGGTAAATGATGCAACGGGTCTACAAGGACTTCCTTCCACACATAGGCACTAATAGGTAACTTGTCGTACAACGCCCCGTAGTTAGTTAGCATCGACTCAATGCGAAACGCTTGACCCTTGATTGCTTTGGCGGTCATCCATACACACGGCTCAAGTTCCCCATGTCCTTTCTCATGGTTGTAAAGATACTCTTTACGCACAAAGCATTTAACGGGGGGTATGTTAGCTACTAAAAATGTCATTTATTTTGTCTTTCCGCTTGTGCTTTGTTTAACGCTATGGATGACTCCAACCCCTGTTCCAAATGTTTTATGTAGTCTGCTTGTTGGCGTAGCATTTTAATTTCTTCTAGCATCTTTTCCATCAGGTCTGCGCAATAACCCATAAAAGGAAATTTGGTTGTTCCATCAGCAACACTACGTGCCAGCCCAATAGTATTTTCAACTGTTCGTATGCTCACCTTTCTCATTTCTCTTGTGCCTTTCTTAGTATTGCTCTAGCAAAATCCAAAAACGGACTAGATGCACTTTCGCTAAAGTTCCAATTAAAAGTATTGAAATACACATCTTTTATTTCCTCATCTGTTAGTGTCTTTGCTGGATGGGTGTAGAGTGGAATTTCTTTGTATCCATATCTAGCAACTAAACCAAACAAAGGCTTTAATGCAACATCAGACAAATACGGCTTGCCGTCTACATTTATGGCTTCATAAGCCCACGCTACTGGTTCATTGTTCATTTCTCTTGTGCCTTTCTTAGTATTGCTCTAGCAAATTCAATTAAATCAGAACCAAGTGTGTAAGGAACTTTGTCTTGAAATTGCAGTATTTCCTCATCTGTTAGTTCTTTTACTGGATGGGTATAGAGTGGAATAGTATGTTGCTCATCCTGTTCTCTACGCACTACGGCTTTAATAATATGGTCTGCATCCAAAACATCTCGTGAAATCCACGCTACTGGTTCATTCATTTCTGAATCCTATTCCACAGTTCAGACAACGACATGCCTTTGATTTCTTTCCATCCAATGTGTACACAGGCATACATAATGAACAGGAAGAAGCTAAACACCACCATAAATATCAGCACCGCACAGGTAGCCACGAACAGAGCAAACATATTAAGAATGGTAACTATCATTTATCTTCCCCTGTATCTATATTTATATGTACATACTTACCATTTTTATCTTCGGGTATATCAAAGTTATAGTTTACATAACTATCTTCCACGCCATATATGCAAAACAGTTCATGCCCATCCATAAAACCTTGCATTACATACTTATAGTCAGGGTCTTCGTGATGCCAAGGAGCATCTAGCTCATAGCCCGATTTCCCATAGAAGAAGCCGTAGCCATATGCCGCCATCCTTTCCCAATCTCTTGAGGTCAGCTTTTTGTCTCTTACTTTTTTTCCTTTTGGGTTCATATTAATGTGCCATCAAGATTATGGTTAGAACAAACAGAAGGAATGCAATATATAAACGCTTAAACCAATACTCTTTGTTTAATATGCGGGGGTCTTGAATTAAATAGCTTTGTAGTTCAAGCATATCCTCATCTTGTTCTACGTATGGCGGATTAGCTAACTTGTTAAGATAAACAGCATCACCAATCTTTACTTTGCCGTTGTTGTATGGTGTATCTTTCATTCGTCACCCCCTAAGAATTGCTCGCTTCTAACTTTCATTAGTCGTTTATCAAGCCCGTCTTCTTTTACAAACCCGTGCATCTCAAGTCGGTCAGAAGTCAAACATCTCCCACCTTTAATAGTGAACATACTGCCTGTTACTGCGTCCATCATATACACAGTTTTATTCATGTCGGTCAAAAAATATACTGGGGTAACTACTCGTTCGGTGCCGCTTATATCAGCAAGGTATAAGTCCTTGTCTTTTAGCCATGTCTTTTTAGATGAAGATTTTGGTCCGATAGGAAAGCACGAATACGTAGCCGCACATAAATCGCTAATAGACTTACGTACCCCAACAGGTTTTAGTTCACTCATTCTCATCGCCAGCCTCCACTAACCTATTTAAATACCACTGTGCTTTTTTAAAGTCTTCCATAGCATTACCTTTGTGGTCCGCACGGCTAAGATACTTCAACGTGTTGCCATGTAAGAATCCTTTGAAAGCTTCTGGAGATAGCTTAGCTTGCAGGTAATCAATCGTTTCTATACCCCCCACCTTATAGTGTGGGGGTTGGTTCACTACGTCAACAGACTCGTCTTTATTATTTGCTGTTTTCCAATTCATTGTTTTCTCCGTCTAAGATGTCAATAAAATGTCCTCTGCTCGAATCCAACACAATGCAATATGATGGTGGAGTAGGGATGTCGGTGCCCTTTCCAAGGCGTTTCTTTTCGTTTCTAACGTAAATACCTTTATCCTTTAGTTCGGAAATCAGGTCTTTGTAGTACAACTGACGTTGGGCACACCAATTTCTTAGTTCTTCTACTGGTATGAAGGTCAGGTTTGTATCAGGCTCGTGGCGGATACGTAGTTCGTTTCGTGGTTCACGGATGGCAGGTTTTGCCATGCCAAGTCGTTTGTCAATGCCGTCGTCAATAATTAAGATGTTGTTAATGTGTGTCCTAATAAAGTCAGATAGGATCATGTCATGGTCGGCTTTTAGGCTTTCCACGTCAGCACGCATATAAGTAACCATCTCTAGTGCCCATGCGTAGATACGTTTTAAATCATAGTCATGCAATCCTAACTGCTGAGCGTAGTGCCCACCTGACATAACGGATGCAATCAAGGCTGACCAAAACCGTTCTTTGTTTGTAGCACATACTTCTTTATCAAACCGAGTCTGCACCTCGGTCATGAACTTGAGCATATCTTTAATGTTTGGTACTGCGTATCGCATATAAATCTCACCTGCAATACCGTAGTTATCAAACATCAAGGAGA